ATATAATATATATAATGTAATAACTATAAACTAATAATTAATAAACTAGTAAACTATAACCTAGTAAACGTTAAACGGGGGATACAGGGGATTATTAAGGGGGATCTAAGGGGGAGAATAATAACGGGTTTGTATAAACGGTTACGGTTGGTATAAACGGTTACGGTTGGTATGGTTAAATGTTAGTATGCTTCAACCTCAACTAACAATGTACGCATAACAGCCCCCCATTTACAGGCTTATAGGGTATAAAACAATTAAAATAAGGGGATATGAGGCTATATATGGGTCGTAAAATGTAGATTGTGCGACATTGTGATATCAACCTGAGGGATTATGGTACCATCGCAAGATGAACCTTCGTGCTGTATCCCATATCCACAAAACTTTAACAAAAAAACCGATTAAATATTCAATATCCACAAAAAAAGGATAAAACAAGGGGGTCCCAAAGGGGGTCCCAAATTAAAAGTTGACCAAACAAGTTATTTATGTTATTGTCTTAACAGTTATGATGGAAATAACGATCCCCTACAAGCCTCATAAGTTTCAGAAGATGCTCCATAGCGACAAACATAGGTATATTGTGGTTTGTGCAGGTCGTAGATTTGGTAAAAGTGTGTTTGCTAGGAACCAGTGTTTGCTTGAGGCACTCTATAATCCTGGTCTTTATTGGATTGTTTCTCCGACTTATAGGCAAGGGAAGATGATTCATTGGTTGGAACTCAAAAAGGAGGTACCTCCTGAGCTTATTGATTACAAGAATGAACAGGAATTAAGTATTCATCTCATTAATGGGAGCAGGATTGAGTTGAAGGGTGCAGATAACGAGGATGCACTGAGAGGGGTTGGTCTTAAAGGGGTTGTTTTGGATGAGGCTGAGGATCAAAAGCCCCATGTTTGGGATGATATATTAAGGCCTACGTTGGTAGATAGTGCTGGTTGGGCTATATTTATTGGTACTCCTAAAGGATTTAATTGGTTTTATGAGCTTTGGGAGAGGGGGAACCCTAAAAGTTCAAGTTATAATGCGGATTGGAGTTCATACCAGTTCACTTCTTACGAAAACCCTTATTTAGACAAAAAGGAGATAGATACAGCAAAAAAAGAGACAGATGAAGATAGTTTTCATCAGGAGTATCTAGCTGAATTTAAGAAGTTTAAGGGACTTATTTATAGAAATTTTGATAGGAACACTCATGTTATAAGTTCTTTTGAGATTCCAGACGATTATGACATTGTTAGGGGTATAGATTTTGGGTTTGATAATCCGACTGTCTGTTTATGGGTGGCTGTTTCTCCTGATAATAAGTATTATGTTATTGATGAATATTATGAAACTAAGCAAAGTGGTGATTACCATTGCGGTATCATTCTAAGTAAATCTGCACAGTACAAGAATCCTTCTCAGACTTATGGTGATCCTTCTGCACCACAAATTATGACCGATTGGGCCAAAAAGGGAGTTTACATCACTCCAGCAAGAAGGGATGCCTCTACAAATAAGGGAGAGTGGGTTGGTCATGGTATAGATTTGGTTCAAGATCTCTTAAAAGTTAATGTGATGGATAACAAACCCAGGTTGATGGTTTTCAAGAATTGTATTAATCTTATTAGGGAGTTTGAGAGTTATGCATGGAAGGAAGAAAAGAATGAACAACTTAATAATCCTGGTAGACCAGAAAAAGCTAACGATCATGCATTGGATGCATTAAGATATATAATTATTTCGTATCAAAAACTTGATGATTATTATGATGACATAAATAGGGAATTAAAAGATAAGTGGAAATTATAATATGCATTCACTGCCAACAATAGAAAAAGATCCATACATTATCGAAAGAAGTGCTAATGATCAAAAAATTGCTGAGATATTTTCTCAACTTTTTCCTGATACTCCTGTTCCGTATGAATTTATTTTTGACATAATCAGACTTCTTGAATCAACTAAGGTTAATGCGAGATTATTGCCTGAGGTTATAAGGGGTGTTTATAATCTTAGAACTAGTACAAGAAGGGGCCAAGTTATAATTCATGTCAATAGTGAACTTACTAATGTTCAAATTAGAGAAAATAGTGAAGCGATACCAACATTGATGGATGATGAAATAAAATAAATTGTCAATATTGTAAATCGTGTTATAATTTATTGTCCTAGAGTAAATCTTAAGACGAGTTAAAAAAGCTCGTCTTTTTTGTTTATTATGAAGCAACTTGCCATAAAAGGAACGAAATCAGAAACTAAAATCTTCACAGAGGTTCAGAGTCATTATTCAATGTCTTTAAAAGACTTGGAACAACGTATTTATAGGAGAAATGGGTTTGATGATTCTGACAAACTTTTTGCTTCTTATTTGGATGAAGGATCTTGGCCATATAAATCATTAATCTTCGATCCAAGGCCTTATACGGTAATTCTTGAAAAGTCTGCTCGTCTTATTGGTTCAAAACCTAAGGGAAGATTAATTCCGAGAGAGGGTGGAGATACTTTGGGTGCTTATATAAACAATGAGTTATTAGATTTTGAATGGGAAGATAATGCAAGACTTGGACAATCAATGATTCAGAAATGGATAATAATGGATCAGAATGCTAGAAAATATGGTTCTTCTTTCGCATTATGTAAATGGAGATGGGAAAGGAAAAATGTTAAAGATGAAAAAGGAGACTTAAAAAAGGAAACCTTTTATGATGGTCCAGATTTTACTGTTTTAAACAATAGAGACGTTTTAGCAAATCCTTCTTATGAGTATATAAATAAATGGTTCCAACATCGTGAATATTTAACGATCAAAGATATGCAGAATGTTAACGATGCCTCAAGAGGCGAACCTTCATATAAGAACCTTGATATTTTAGCAGAATCCGTAAAAGCAGAATCTAAGGGTAGAAGTGACTACAGAGATATTTACAGTAAAAATAAATCCATGAGAGGTCTCCAGGATATGTTAGGACAGGATGAATACAATAAGGTGATTAGAGTCGTCACTGAATATAGGCAGGATAGATGGATTACTTTCGCACCAAATCATGGAGTAATTTTGAGAGATATTTCTAATCCTTATAAACATAGTGAAATTCCAGTTGTTCATCTTAAATATTATCCAATTCCAGATGATTTATATGGAGTAAGCGAACTTGAACCGACAGTAAAACAAATTAAAGCTATTAATGCTCATATCAGTGCATACTCAGACACTATAGCTTTAGCATTAAGACCGCCAGTTCATGTTAATCCTATGAACGTTAGAATGCATACTTTAAATTGGGATCCTGAAGCTAAATGGCTTATGAATAATCCAAATGTTGATGTACAGCAAATGAGAATAGATACTTCTGTTTCAAATAATTTCCAATCAATTTATACGACACTGGTTGGAAGTTTTATGAATGCAGTAGGAGAACAGAGTCAACAAATGAGTGCAATTAATCCTTCACAAGATCAAAGTAGAGTAACAGCAACAGAAATTAATGCTACTAACTATACAAGAAACGTTAGAGATAATATGAATAAAATATTTTTGTCTGAAGCACTTAAGAGACAAATAATGTTGTGGCATGTGATGAATCAACAATATATGTTTAAGGCTAAGGTAGATAAATTAAAAATTATAAGAATTGCAGGTAACGAAGCAGTTGATTTCTTTACGAAACATGGTCTTTCTGATATAAGGCCAACTGAAGATGATGCAGAAAAAGCAAGGATGTCGATAGCAAATGGAATGGAACCTATGGATGTTCCTCCTGGACCAACTTATGCAGTAAATGTTGGGGAGGATGAAACTGGAATGCCAATTGAAGTTCCAAAGTTTCTTCCTGACGAAAACGGTAGGGGTGGAAACCTTATAATTGAACCAGGAGATATTGCTGGAAATTATGATTATATCCCTGATATAGAAAGTATGTCTCCACCTTCACCTGAACAAGTAGAAAACAAACTTACTGCCTTAATCGCAACATTAACAAATCCAGCAATTATACAAGGATTGGCACAAGAAGGGATAAGACCAAGATATAAGGATTTAATTGTTAGAGCCATAGAATCTACACATGTTGTCCAAGATGCAGAATCTTACTTTGAACAAATAGAAAATGTGGAAGGAGGTGTTCAAAATGGAGACGAAACTAACGAAGGAGGAAATTCAGAGCAGGGAGGAGGGGTACAACCTACAGAGGATGTGCAAGGAGGAGGGATGGTCGAAAGTAATCCTACCGAGATTGGAGCAGTTAATCAAACAATCGGTGGTGGACCCCCGCAAATTTAAATCTGAGAAAGAATATGCATTTGCACAACGAACAGCGTGGGCTTATGGTCAAGCTTATTCTGATTTATTAGAATGGATAGATTCTAAGGTTAGTGAAGCTTTATATTTGACAGAGAAGGAACAAGGAAAGCATGTAGATAAATTAAGAGAAGAAATGAGATAGTGTTAGGAGGTGATCAATATGTCAGTTAGAGTAGCAAATGTAGGACATTGGGAAAGAAATACAAGCGGTGAAAGAACAACCAATTTGACAACATCATTTGGTGACCAGGGAACCGTTAGAACTACTGTGGAAGGAATTGAATATGTATTTGGCCCTGGGGAGGTTAAATCTTTTTCTGATAACGGATTAGGTGCAAAAATAGCAGCATCAGACGCAAGACTTAGGGTTGCTGATGATAGAGAAGGAAATTGGAAATCAAATGCAAGTTTGTCGGTCACAAGGTGGTAAGGAGGTGGTATTATGCCAAAAGCAATGGAGAGAAAACTAAAAGCTGAAGCTAAAAAAAAGCACCTAAGAGGTAAAAAAGCAGATGCTTATGTTTATGGAACACTTAGAAAGACAGGATGGAAACCATCAAAGCAAAAAAAAGCTAGATGATTTGCCTCCATCAAACAGTCACTTTTGGGATGACGCTGAGGTAAACACTGGCATTATTCCAAAGGTAAAGTTTATGGACGAGCCACATGTTTTTATTAGGATTACAGGGCACCAAGCTCAATGTACACATTGCGATTGGGGTTTTGAATTAGACCCTGGTGATAAAATTACAGATGGTCATTTATTTGATAGAGAAGGAAATAAAATAATTTAAAGGAATGCTTAGGGGATAGCGGGCAGACTATCTCCTAAGGACTTCTTTAAAGGAAGGTCCGAATGTTTTTACATTCCGTCCCGCCAACGTTATCGGGCTGAAGAAAGGAGGTGAATATGAATGCATAAAACAAAAGTGGTTGAACAAAAAAAGGTAGAGACAGAAACTACCCAAACCAACTCACCACAGGTTGAAAAGCCAATTACTGGGGCTGAAACGACGGGTGAAGTGTCCGATGTACAAGGCACTGCAACGGAGAATCTTAATGAGCCAGTTTTACAAACTGAAGAAGAAAGAAGGGCTTTTCAGGAAATGAGACTGGAAAACAAACGGTTAAAAGAAGCTTTGGGAACTAAGGATGGTGAATCTGCTTTTGATGCTTTTAGAACACAGATACCAGCAAATAATCCATCTCCTCAAGTAGATCCTGGACAATACCAAGATCCTATTTCTGGAAATGTTGATTGGAATGCTTATAATCTTGCTCAACAAGCTAGAGAACAAAAGATGGTTCAACAAGCCAAATTTGAAGCTCAACAAGTAGCTCAGGAAATAACAGACGAGAATAATGCTCGTACAAAATATCCTGAGATTATGTCTGATTTTGAACTTGAGAGGGAAGTTGCTGATAAGTGGCTTGCCTCAAAAATGAGAGGGGAAAATTTAACCATAACTTCTATTGCCGAACGAGTTGCTAAACGTAACAAGCAAACCGTTTCTAAAGCCGAAAAAATAGGTGCAGAGAAGATTCTTAACGAGGTAACTGAAAAAGAAAAAGCTACTATGACGCCAGAATCACAAACTTCTGGTTTTGCACAACAGGTAGCAAATACCGAAGATCAAACAGATCTATCATATAGAACCAGACTTGGTGACCATGATGCTGTTGTAACTCGACTTTCTAAGATACCTTGGGCTAACAAGTAACCTTACTTATCTTGGGCGGGTAAGAAGGTATATAACCAGCCCAGAAAGGTAGGTGAATATGAAAATATGTTAACATCATTTTATGATGCTTCCCGAAAGGAAGATCTTTTGGATATTATTGCTGACGTAACGCCAGATGATACTCCTTTGGCAACGATGCTAAAAACATCAACAGCCAAAGACCCAGTTCATCAGTGGTTGGAAGATTACATTACTCCTCCAACTTCAGTTACGTTTGCTTCTGAGGGTGCTCAAGCTTCTTATAGCGGTTTGACACAACCTTCCAGAATCGTAAACTTAACAGCTATTCTTACTGAAACTTTCCGAGTTTCTGGTACAGAAAGAGCTGCTAATACTACAGCTGGGCAGGATCCTTTAGATTATCAAGCAGGAAAAGCATTGAGAACTTGGAAGATGAAGCAGGAATATGCACTTATTAACGGTGCATTATCTTCTGGTGTTTCTGGAACCGCTGCAAGCATGGCTGGATTTATAAATGTCATAACCACACTTGCGACATCAAGAAACTCTGGTACTTCTCTTTCTGAAACCGAGTTCCAAGATATGCATCAAGATTCTTGGACAAAAGGAGGAAACGATAATGCCTTTGATTTGGTATTAGTTCCTTTTGGTCTTAAAAGAAAGATCGATGGATTTACAGCGGGTGCAACAAAGTATGTTGATCAATCAGATAAGAGATTGACACAACCAGTTGCTATCTATGAAACATCTGCTGGCGTTGCACGAATAATGCTCGACAGATATATTCCTAGTGCTGTTGCAACTCCTGGACCTAGATTCTTGGGTATAAAGGAAGATAAATTCCTTACTGCTTACTACAGGAAGCCATTCAGAGAGATGCTTGCCAAAGACGGTGATCGTGAGAACGGTCAGATCGTTGGAGAGTTCACTCTTGAATATAGAGGTGAAAGATCATCTGTTAATCGAAACGGGTACGCCCAAAACGGTTAACGTTTGACATTGCTCCTCTACCTTCAGGGGAGCAACAGTCAAATGAAAAAGATTGCTAAAGTTGATCCATATTTACCGCATTATGTTTACGAAAAGCAGGTTAACCCTGCATCTCAACTTTATTGGAGACAGTTTCATAAGGAACAGGTAGAACAGGTCGATAGGATTGTAGAAATATCTAGAGGTAATAGAGATTTTGTTAAGACATTAAAAGATTGGGAGATAGTTGAGGAACTTGTGAAGTTTTTTGCTACTTCATGGCCCAATGAATTTGAAGAATTTAAATCTATGATACCTGATATAAGAGGAACTAGGAGGGATGGTGGATATTCAGAATCGAAAGAAATTAGATATGTTGGTGCATTTCCAGTTAGATTGGGTAGATTAATCAAAGCTGTATTTGTAGAACAACAATTTGATAAAAAATTTGTTAATCGTTTCGTAAAAAAGTTTCCTTTATTTAAAGTTGGAGGAGAAAATAATCTTTCAAAAGGTGGTATAATTCTTTAGTATGGCAATACAAACAAGACAACTAAATATGGCTGAACATGATTGGTTTGCAACAAGAAGTGGTCTTGCCACAAATTGTAGACTTGATGAACATAAGGCTAAATATTTTAGTGATAAAGGTTTTGGATCAAATGCCTCTATTAGAAAACCAGCAAGTCAAATGGAAGGTGAATGGCTTGCTTCTTTAACTGGTGTTGATGGTAGTCATGGTTATTCTGACCAATGGAGTGAGGCTGTATCAGGACAAGGATTAACTCCAGGAAAATCGGTGAATTATAACAAGTTTATTTTTTACACTAGTGTTGCATCTAGTCCGTAAAATGTTATAATAATACCAGTCTAGTACAAGTTTACTACTCTAAGGCAGACGGACAATTCCGTCTTTTTTATGGCAAAGATAGCTTTAGCAATTATAATAAAAGATGATACGGAGTTGGATCAACTTAAACGTGCTGTTGATAGTGTAAAAAAAGATGTTGATGGAATCTTCATAACTGCAACAAAAAAACCTCATACTAAGATTGAAAAATACTGTAAGAAAAATAAATTTAATTACTCATTCTTTAAATGGTGTAATGACTTCTCCAAGGCAAGAAACTTTAACTTTTCCCAAATCTCAAAAGATTATGATTGGATCTTTTGGATGGATACTGATGATGTTGTTCAGGGTTCTAATACATTTCAAGATGCAATAAAATTAGCTGAACTAAATAATATTAAAGCTATCTTTGCAAGATATTTATACCAAGTTGAGTTCGATGAAACAGGGAAAATAAAGAACATCTTGATTGAACATTTGAGGGAACGTTTGGTTAAAAATGATGGAACGTTTGAATGGGTTGCACCAATACATGAAACTTTAATCGAGAAGGTTCCTTCTGGCAAAACAGATTTTGGTGGATTTATTGTCATACAAATAACAGATGAAGAAAAAATGTATGATTCTATGTGGAGGAACATTGAAATTCTTCAAGAAGAAGTAATTAATCATCCAGAAGATCCAAGACCAATTTATTATTTAGCTAAGGCTTATTTTGATGCAAGAATTCCTGAAATATTATATGAAAAACTTAGTGATGATGTAGATTCTGTAACTGTAGAACTTCTAAAAGACTATCTTCGTAAATCAGGTTGGCAAGAAGAAAGAGCACAAGCTTGGGAATATCTTTCAATGATTCATAGAGAAAGACAGGAATATAAACTTGCTATTGCTTCTTTACTGGAATCGGTAAAAGAAGATCCTAGATTTGTTTCTCCGTATATTCAACTTGCTCTTTGTTACTGTCAGATGAAAGATTGGGAAAAGGCAATGCATTGGGTGACTTTAGCAAACCAGATGAGTATGCCTAAAACTACTTTAATCGTTAACCCTAGAGATTACAAGACAATGATACTTGAAGCTTATTTCCACATATTCCTTAATACAGGAAAGTTTGAGGAATGTGAGAAGGTAATATCTGCTTTATATGAAATTGTTCCAAGTGAACTGAATAAACAAAGACTTGATGATGTTAACGATATAAAACATAGAAATGATCTTGCACACTGGATAGTTAAACTTGCATATCATTTAAAGGAAACTAATCAACTTGAAAAACTAGAGTTATTAGTAAATGCAGTACCTAAAGAAATAGCTGAAGAACCAGTATTAGTTGATTTAAGAAACAACTTCACCAGACCAAAGGTTTGGGGTGATGATGAGATTGTTATTTATTGTGGACCAGGATTTGAACAATGGAGTCCAAAGTCAATTTCTAAGGGAATTGGTGGGAGTGAGGAGGCTGTTATATATCTTAGTAGGGAATTGAGTAAGCTTGGTTGGAAAGTTACTGTTTATGCTGACCCCAGAGATGATGAGGGTGAGTACGATGGGGTTAAGTTTATTCCTTATTATAAGATTAATTGGAGAGACACATTTAACATTTTAATTTCATGGAGACAGATAGGTCTTTTTGATGTATCAACATTAAATGCTAAAAGAACATATTTGTGGAATCATGATATTCAGAATCCTATGACTTATACAAAGGAAAGAGTCGATAAGATTGATAAGGTTATGTTTTTATCTAAATGGCACAGAGACAATGTGCCTTTATTGGATGAATCTAAGGTAATATATACTGGTAACGGAATAGATGTATGAGAAATTCTAAATTAATGGTATATGGTAGTTCCTATGATAGGGGTGTAGAACATCTCTTGAAGATGTGGCCTGATATTAAAAAGGCTGTACCTGAAGCAGAACTTCATGTGTTTTATGGATGGCAACTTTTTGATATAGGTTATGCTGATAATCCCGAAAGAATGGCATGGAAAGAAAAAATCAATGATTTAATGAAACAAGACGGAATTACTCATTTAGGAAGAATTAGTCATGAAGCACTTCAAAAGGAGTTTGAGAATGCGGGTGTTTGGGCATATCCTACCCATTTTGGTGAAATTAGTTGTATAACAGCCATGAAAGCACAGGCTTATGGGGCAATACCCTGTGTTATTGATTATGCAGCATTAAAAGAAACTGTACAGTATGGTGTAAAAATTAAAGGAGATATATATGATCAAGAAACTAAGGATTTATATAAGAACGCATTAATAGGTCTTTTGAATGATGAGGAATACCAAGAAAATGTTAGAAAGGAAATGATTCCTTGGGCAAGGAAAAAGTTTGGATGGTCAAATATTGCTAAACAATGGGACGAAGAATTTAGGAAGGAATATTTACCAAAACCTAAAAGTTTAGAAAAACAGGTTGAGGAACTTATGGATGATAATCAGGCATTAAAAGCTTGGGAACTGGTGAAAGATACCGATTCTCCTCTTAAGGAAAGAATTTGGTTGAGAATTAGGCACGCTTTTGACGATAAACTTTACGAAAAATACTATGTCGAGGACTTGATAGAAAACTTTGTAACAGAAGAACAGGCTTTAGACTGTACAACTCTTGCTCCCAGGTTTAAATGGATGGTTCCACGTATTTTGAATAATAAACCTAAAAATTTAATAGATTTAGGGTGTGCTGATGGTTATCTTTGTATAACACTTGCTAATAAGGGAATACCTTGTATAGGTGTTAATTTGCATAGTGCTTCAGTGGTATTTGCAAGAGAAAGAGCAAAAAAACTTAAACTTGATGAAATAACTGGATTTATTAATAAAAACATTTTTGAGATAAAGGATAAAACAGATTGTGTTGTTATGACTGAAGTTTTAGAACATCTTCCTGATCCACAAAAAGGTGTTGATCATGCAATGAATATGCTTAATGAAAATGGTAGAGCTTTCTTTTCTTCTCCAAGAACTGATCATATTGGTGTGGAAATGCATAAAAGAGAACCTAATCATGAAGGATGGGATGATGGTAAACCAAGTGGACATTTAAGACTTTTTACTGAAGAAGAATTTAAAAAATTATTCGATAAATATGAAATTATAGAATATTATTTAGATGATGAAAGGTGTATGAATGTGGAGGTGAGACTATGAAATATTATGTAGCTACCTTAATTGAAAGCAATCATTACATTTTAAATGAATTTGATAACCTCAATGCAGCTTACAAATTTTATCTTGATGATGTAAGTAAAAGAATGATTGTTAAGGAAATTAGTATGGAGGTGAAAGAAAAGAATGTTTAAAACTCATTGTGCTAATCCAAAATGTCCTAATCCTCAAAAGGATTTATTTGTTTATGCAACAAGTAGAACAGGAAATTTACCAATAACTTATTGTTCTAAAACTTGTGAGGCTGAAGTTAAATATGACAAACGATTTGATATACGATTCAAACAGTCTTGATAAGAAAGTTGTTGAGTTAATTTCAACTTACGATATAGAAAAAGTTCAACCAGAATTGGAGAAGGTTGGTATTGGGCAAATAATGGAAGTTGAAAATAGGACAGGACAACCAAACTTGTACTATCAGTGGCTTGCTTGTTTAATAAAACTTATAAAACCTAAACAGGTAGTAGAACTTGGTGCAGCAGCAGGAGTTTCGACACTTTTAATGGCAAGGGAAATGCCAGAGGATTCTAAACTTTATTCTGTTGATATTGATCCTCAGGCTTGGAGATGGATGAGCAAAGATTATCCTCAAGTTGTAAAAATATTAGGAGATGATTTAAATATGGCTATATGGCCAGGTAGTGTAGATTTAATGAAAACAGATATTTGGTTTATAGATAGTTTACACACAGAAGAACAATTGAGGGGAGAAATTGAATTATATAAACCATACTGGAAAAGAGGAACAATTGTTGTATTGGATGATATAAGAATGCCAGGATTGAATACAGTATGGAATGAACTTTCTTATGACAAATGTGAAACGACTAATCCTAATCACTATAGCGGTTTTGGTCATTTTATAGTATGAGAACTCAAACACAACAGTATCTTGAAAAATTTCTTAATAAACATAAAAAGTTAATAAAGTGTTTGGATGTTGGATCAATGGAAGCTGGTGGTGGTGCAATTAGACACTTGTTTCAAGGGAGAGAATACATTGGAGTTGATATGAGAAGTGGTCCAAATGTAGATGTTGTTTTAAATGGCCATGACTTATTAACCAAATTTGATGCAGAAACATTTGACCTTGTAACTTGTTTTGATACCTTTGAACATGATGACGCTTTTTGGTTAACACTAGAACAGATGAAAGCTGTATTAAAGAAGGGTGGTTGGTTGATAATTGGATGTCCATCACGATATTGTCCAGAACATGATTATCCATCTGATTATTGGAGGTTTATGCCTAAAAGCATGAAGTTAATGTTGGAGGGTTTTAAAAAAATTAAAGTTATTATCGATATGAATGAAAATTTTGAGGATGAAGTATTTGGTTGGGGCAAAAAAGTATGATTTTAGGAAAACACAGTTATTTTTTAGGTACAGATCATGGCATAGAAACTAAGGTTGGTAATTATAGTTCTATAGCAGGAGGAACTTATATTCATGGTCCAGATAATCATGCTTGTGTTTTTAATAGGAGACTTGTCAGCACGTTCGATCTAGGACAATTTGGTGTAGATTTTACCAGATCTGGAATGGCAAAAAAGTTAGTTGAGATTGGTAATGATGTGTGGATCGGGGAATACGCACAAATATTATCAGGAGTTAAAATTTATGATGGTGTGATAATAGGGGCACATAGTGTTGTGGGAAAAGATATTCCTCCTTATTCTATAGCGGTTGGTAATCCAATAGTAATTAAGAGTTTCAGGTTTCCACCAGAAATTGTTAATGAACTTCTGAACATTAAATGGTGGGATTGGGAAGACAATATTTTTAGGGAAAGATTGGAAGACTTTAAGGATGTTTATAAATTTGTAGAAAAGTATGGAAAAAAATCTTGATTACGTTTTAAATTTAATTTACAAGGATGAACCTCTTTATGCTTACAGTTTAGTTCAAAAAATAAAAGGTAAAAAAGCTAGAAATATTCAAAAGAAGTTAGAAGCAAAATTAGATCATATTTTTAACTATGAAAGCTATCTGCAAAAGTATGCTGAAAGTAGGATGGATTGGAAACCAATGATTATTTATCATCTGAGATATGAATGGATGTTGAATGAAATAAAGGAGAATGGTTATAAAAGTTTAATAGATTTAGGTTGTTACGAAGGTGGGTTACTGTTTGGGTGTGCCATAAATTATGATATGAAATTAAGGGGAGTTGAAATATGCAAAGATGCTGTTAATTGGAATATAAAAAGATCGAAACGAATTAATGGAGATATCAAGTTTATACAATCTTCTATCGAAGAATATGAGGATGATGATAAATATGATGCAGTAGTATGTATGGAATTAATTGAACATGTTCCAGATCCAAGGGCAATTATTGATAAAATGCTTAGTTTAGTTAAGCCAAATGGTTGGTGTTATTTAACAACTCCTGATGGAGTTTATGATGATAGAGAGGGTAAGAGAATATGGGAAACTGAAGGATTTAAATTTGATCATATACGGACTTTTGGTCCTAAGAAACTATCAACGCTTCTTTTTGGTTGTGATATTTATCTTTACCATAATGATTCAAAAAGTATTTTTATTAAGTTTAAAAAAAGAGAAATATGAAAATAGCTTTCATTTGGTATTTTGATAAAGCTCCCTTGGTTTATTCTAAATGGAGAGATGGACTACGTACTGCTATGGAAATAATAAGTTGTAAACATGAAGTCGATTGGTTTATCGGTAAACAAATCCCTGAGAAACATTATGACTTCCTTCTTTTTTGGGATGATTCTAATTCTGAGATGTTTAATCATTTAGACATAGCAGATAGAAGGGGTATTTGTTTAACAACAGATCCAAACAACATAGATAATCTTAAGAAGCTTGACGTTGTTTATTGTGAAAGTGATCCGATACTTGAGGCGGTACGAAGAAATGGTATAAGGGCAATAAAAGCTTTTGGCACTGATACCATGTTTTTCCATCCAAATCCTGTTATTGTAAAAGATATAGAATATTTTTATCCTGCAACGTTTAGTCCTTGGAAAAGACAAAGTGAAATTGCATATCTTGGAGAAAAATTATTATGTGTTGGCACAGTACAACCAGACGGAGTTAACGAACTAAAAGCTTGTGAAGATAATAATGTCAAAATTGAAACAGGTTATTTCCATGTAAAAAAGATTAGGAGGCTTTACTGGAGAACAAAAAATATGATTATACCTGCTGTTCATGGCAGTGAAAGAACTGTGTTAGAAGCAATGGCTTGTGGGATAGTCCCAGAAGTCACACATAAGGAAAATATTAGAACGAGTTCGTATGTAGAAGAATATAAACAATCAGGTTTAACACCTAGAGAATTTGTAATACAAAACTACTCGCACTTCAAATACGCTACTCAACTTTTAAGAGGAATAGAATGGACATAATCATACCATGCTGGATTGTTAATGAAGAACTTCTGGAATTAACCAGAAATACAATCTATTCTCTTAAAGGAAATAAAATAATAATTATTGATAATGCCTCAACAATGGGTACTGGTGAATTAAGAGAATTTGCAGATATTTATATCCGTAACAAAAACAATCTAGGTTATGCTATTGCTGTAAATCAAGGATTAAAACTTTCAGGAGAAATAGTTTGTGTTGCTAACAACGACATCAGAGTATCAAAGAATTGGGAGGAAGTCGCACTTGGTATCTTGAAAGATGATAGTGTTGGTAGTATCCACTTCAGAATGATTCCGTATGACCAGCCTTTTAATCCAGGTAGTGATGTATGGAAAAGTGGGCATAATAGGTGGTGTTCCAGTTCGTTTTTTGTTATGAGAAATAGATTGCTTTTTGATGAGAACTTTAAGAATGGAGTAGAGGATTGGGATTATTGGAAAAGATTTAGGGAGTTGGGTTATATAACAACTTATACAAATAAAGCTGAATATCAACATAAGGATTCTTCATCTCAACAAATTTTACCGTCAAATACTGAAAACCAAAAAAAGAATGTAGAATATTTTATAAGTAAATGGGGAACAACACCTGAAGAAGATTTTGAGAAATTATATCCTAAAGAATTATCATTGCCATGGAAACCGATGCCATAAAAATATCAGTTATAACTCCTTCCGTAAGACCTGAAGGACTTAATATTATTGAGAAATGTCTTAAAAGACAAACGTTTAAAGATTTTGAGTGGATAGTTGTGTCTCCAAAAGAACTACATAAAAAGATTAATGTTAAACCAGATTTATTGTTGGCTGATCCTCCAAAGAATGAAGGAGATTTTTGGACACTTTGTAAGGCGTGGAACTTAGCATATAACAAGGCAAGGGGGAAACTAATTGTAAATATACAAGACATGATTTGGTTTAAACCAGATTTACTTGAAAGATTCTGGAACCATTATGAGAAATCGAGAGATATATTAGTAACAGCAGTTGGTGATCATTATTCTGATACTGATGAACGTGGAGAACCGATTAACTTAGTTTGGCAAGATCCAAGGAAAAGAATTGATCAGGGAACATTTTATGAAATTTATTTCCCAGATATGGAGATGAGTGTTTGTTCTATTCCTAAAAAAGCATTAATAGATTGTGGTGGTATTGATGAAGAATATGATAAAGCTAATGGTATCCAGGAGAAGGAAATGTGTATGAGGTTATCTCACTTAAATTATAAATTTTATATAGATCAATCTATCGAATATAAGGCCATTCATCATGGTAGACTTACTGATAATTGGGATGATCATTATTGGAAAGTTACAACTGAAATGTTTAAGAAACATGCAAAATTATTTATGCAGGATAAAAAGCCTTTAAATGTTGGATATGTCAAATAAACCTAAAATAAGTGTAATGCAGTTAACTAATAGATATGGAAACATAGATATTTTATGGGCAAACATGAAACGACAAACGATACAAGATTTCGAAATTGTACTTGTTGATGGGTTATGGAAAGAACGTGAAGATAAGGTGAAAAGATATATTAATGATCCACGTCTTAAATATGTAAGACAATCTGAAAAACGTGAAGGAGCATACACAAATTTGGCTCATGCTGATAATGAAGGTTTCAAAAATTGTGATGGGGAACTTATCGTATGTCTTCAAGACTATCAATGGATCCCTCCAGATGGCCTTGAGAAGTATTGGTTTCATTACGAAAAAGATCCAAAGGCACTAGTAACTGGTATAGGACATCATTATGCTAATCCACGCCCAACTAATCCCAACGGTTTAATAACCGTTTTTGACGAACTATACTCTCTTAAACCTGAGGGGTTAAGTTGGGAGGACCCAAGGGTTGGTGGACAATCATTCCGAGAATGTGACCCAGTTGAGTGGGAGCTTTCTTGGGCATCAATTCCTAGAAGTGTTATTTATGATATTGGTGGCATGGATGAGCAGTTCGATTTTGAGGGGTTTGCATGGGACAATACCTACATTGCTTATAAGGCTAGGATTAATGGTTCTAAGATATATCTTGATCAAACAAATGAAGTTATGGGTTTTGATCATGATATTTGGTGGCCAAATCCTTTAAAGGTTAATAGAATTTCTCCTGCAACATATTTTCATAATAAAGTACAAAAGATGATTAATAAGGAAATTCCTCTTAAAGATAATTTTCTTGAATAACTTGGCTTATGTTGTATAATAAATCAAACCAAACCTTATTGGTCGTGGCGTTCGTCTGAACGCTTTTTTTATGGATGTAATAGATATTCCAACGGAAGAAGTTCAGAAAGATAAAATTTCTTTATCGCTATTAAAAGATAAACCACGTCCTAAAATTGATTATGAAGTACCTAAAGTTGAATTATCCAAAAATATACAAAAGTTTGATAACCGTTCAAAAGTATATACGGAAAACCCTTATGCTTATAACACTGTGGCTCTCAAGAAAACGAAACCAAATGTTTCCCCGTCATCGTCAGCTTCTGAAATGATTACTAATCCTGTTTATAACACGATTGGTAAATTTCTTGGAGTTGATACAATACATGATTGGGAAAAATATTATGATAAGGTTTATGCAATCACTGAGTGGGCTAAGGTAAAAAGTGGAGAGGGAGATATTAATAAACTTATGTCATGGATAGGAAACAAATCAAGATCTTTACCTAATATGGGAAATAAAAATATAGACAATCTTTATTTATTTGCGAGGTTATACCTAAATAAAAAATGAATTTTCAAGATATGATCAGAGAGTCGTATGACGACCTCTCAAAATCACTTAAAACAACAATTGTATCTGGTACAATAACAGCATCTTCTCAAGTTACTGTTACACCTCAACAAGCATGGCCAGATCCTAAGGCTTATATAGGACTTGTTACTGTTACTGGAAACTTATCAGCAAGTCTTGGGGGTAATATAACCTTAAATCCATCTCCTAGTTTTATTGGAATAGTAACTGTAGCAAATCCTGGAGGATCTAGCGGAAACATAACAATCGATTCAGGAACGATAACAACTATTACAAATCCTGTGGGTATTAAGGGAAACCTTACTCTTTCAGATCCTAAGGGATTTATTGGACTAGTTACGGTTGTAGGTTCGCTGTCTGCTGCAGCTGGAAACATTACACTTGACCCTGGTTCAAAAACTGGAATTGTTGGGAATGTCACCATATCCGACAGTAAAGGATTTATTGGATTGGTTTCTGTTGGTGGTGGAGTATTAAATACTGTTGCAGCAGTAACAGATATAACAAATCCTATTGCTATTAAGGGAAATCTTACCCTATCTGATTCAAAGACATTTGTTGGTCTTGTTTCTGCTAGAGCTCAGGTGTGGGGTAATACTGCAGGAGATGGATCTGGAACATGGAAAGCTTTACTTACTGATGGTGATGGAAATCTTCAAGTTGATGTAGCTAATGGAGTTGGAATTTCTGGAAATATAACGATAACAGATTCAAAGGGCTATATAGGTCTTGTAACTGTAACTCAAGCTAGTTCAGCAAGAACGATTACTGGCAATTTAACTTTATCTGATTCAAAAACTTATATAGGACTTACAACAACAACTCTTGCTGGAGCATGGGCTGATCCTAAAACTTATATTGGTTTAGTTACTATAACTGGTTCTTTATCTGCTGCAGCTGGAAATATTACTCTTGATCCAGGAAGCAGAACTGGCATAGTGGGCAATTTAACATTAAGTGATCCAAAAGGATTTATCGGCTTGGTCACTATAGTAGGTTCCTTATCTGCAGCAGCAGGTAATATTACGTTGGATCCTGGTTCTAGGACTGGAATTGTAGGTAATATAACAATAAGTGATTCTAAAAGTTTTATAGGACTTGTTACTTTAGGTGGTGGTACAGCTTGGATTGATCCTAATACATATATTGGTTTAGTTACTGCAACAATGGCAGGGTCTGTTAATACTGGTATGACCACTATTTTCCCAGGTCCAAATTATATTGGACTTGTAACTGTTGATATAGGATCTGCTAATTCTATTGCTATTAAAGGAAATGTAACTTTGTCTGATCCAAAAGGGTATATAGGTCTTGTTTCTGTGGCACAACCTCTTTCAACTACCTTTTCAGGTAATGTAACACTTGACGCTGGTTCTAAAACACAAATAGCTGGCAATGTCACGATATCGGATTCAAAGACATATATTGGTCTTGTTACTGTTACCTTAGATAATAGTCGTGGAGTAGGTTTCGTTGGTAATTTGACCCTTGATCCAGGCTCAAAAACACAGATAGTTGGCAATGTTACTATTTCTGACTCTAAAGGTTACATAGGTCTTGTAACTGTAACTCAAGCCAGTACCACAAGATCACTTGTTGGTAATGTAACACTTTCTGATGCTAAGACATATATTGGACTTGTTACTGTAACTCAGGCTAGTACATCAAGGTCACTTCTAGGAAATCTTACACTTTCAGATGCTAAAACATATATTGGTCTAACAACAACGACACTAGGAATAGGTACGACATTTATTGGACTTGTAACAGCAAATACAATAAATACAGGAACAAATAAAACATTAGTAATTATGTCTTTTGGACTTGGTAATAATTCTTTAGCAACGGTGGCGGTTCCTACAAGTGCTCAGAGAATAAAGGTAACAAATTTACTTCTTGGATCAAATATTACTACAGAAATAGCAATTAAGTCTGGTGTTACTTATTTAACAGGAAATGCAACTCTTGGTGTTACTTTATTCCCTGGTGGTGGATTTGAATTGCCTGGTTCTCCAGATTCTCCATCATGGATTGGACTTCCGTCTGGTGCATTAGTAGTTGAAAAAAGAGATCCAGGTGGTACGACTTCTAAGATAGGTGGACATGCGATTTATTTTGATGAAACATAATATGTATGAAGAAAATACTTGTAATAATGGGTTCACACCCCAACGGAAGCCAATATTTTGATTGGACACGTAAAGATTGTGAGATATGGTTATTTAACGAAGCTCCAAGTGACCCGAAATACAAAAGATGTGACGTATCGTTTCAGTTACACCACGAAGCCATATGGAAAAGTCCAAAAAATAGAAGTGACGAAAAACACTATGAATGGCTAAAGTCAGGTAAAACCCCCTTAATTTATATGCAGGATAAGTTCAAGGATGTTCCACGTTCAGTCAAATATCCCCTTAAAGATGTGTTGAATTTAACCAAAAACATCAAACTAGCCAGTGGTAAAGATTTTAAATGTTTTACCAGTACACCAGATATAGCTTTAGCACTTGTGGCTCAAATGTGGAAGAAAGGTAAAAAGTATAAAAAAGTAGAAGTATGGGGAGTAGAACTTGAAACACAAACCGAATACAACAATCAAAGAATGGGCTTTGGATATTGGTTGGGATATTTAACAGCATTAGGAGTAAACCTTGAAATTCACAATAACATGTTTACGTCACCGCTTTATGGTTATGAGGGAGATATAGCAATATCATCTAAAATAATCTCCGACAGGATAGATGGTCTTAAACTAACATTAAAAGATAACTATCAAAAAGAAGCGAAAGAATTTTTAGCTTTAATTCCAGGTTTAGGACAAAAAGACATTAGTGACGTAATTCAACGGGAATTAAATCTATTCACAGCAAGAAATGAAGAATCAATGTTTGTTTTGGGTCAAATAAAAGAAAGTCAAAGATACTTAGAAAAAGCTATGGCTATGGAAAAAGAAACCAAAGAATCGGTATTTTCTATGGGAGAGTTTGACGGCTCTAAAAGAGAATACGGAAACCAATACATAAAGGTTAGATCACAAGCCGACACTATAAATACTAAGTTGGATTTAATTATGAAGTATTTACTTAGTCAAAGAATAAAGTCTAAGAATAGAAACAAGGCAGTTGTAGAGTTTGGTGTAAAAGTTGCGGAGTTAATGAATAAAAATTTGCTTTTAACTCATATAGTAGGTGCAATCAGAGAAAATGAACATTATTTAAGTACATCTAAATTAAGCATAGAAAGGAGTATAAATGGCAATTAGTTGGGAGGCTTCTGGTATAAGTTCTGCAGTATCCGCAACAACTTCGGCAGATGCTGTTATTACTATTACAGCAGATACAGATTATTTGGTAGCTTTTGGTGGTGGTAAATACGCACCAACAGCTATGAACTTTGATTCTACTGGCGGTTCTCCAATTGCTATGACTGCTTCAGCAGCCCTTGATTCTACAACTGGGGCAGCGATGACTTTGTATTATCTTTCAAATGCTAGTATTCCAGCAGCAGGAACTTATACAGTTACAGGACAATTTGGTACAGCTTCAGGAGAAGCAGCAGTAGGAATTATGGCTTTTAAAGGTGCCAAAGCACAGGCCCCTGAGGCTTCGGCATTTGTTACAGTATCAAGCTCATCTGCTGGTGTACGTGATTTAGCAATTACTCCACTTACTGCAACAGCTATGTTAGCAGGTGCAGCTATGATTTTTGAAACAAGTGCTGTAGGGTATTCATTAGATTTAGCAACAGATACTACAGGTGGTCAAACTTCAAGAGGAACGATAGAAGGAAATATCAATGAATTTGATATGGCTTCTAAGTTGATGAGTAGTAGTGCAGCCAACTTTTTACGCTGGACTTATGACAGCTCATATACAGGTGATAAGTTTGTGGCAGCAGTAGTTGCTTTGGAACCTGAAGCAGGTCCTAGTGTAGTTTTAAATACACCAGGTGACTCGACTACAGTTTCAGATACTACTCCCACATTAGACTTTACAGGAACAGACGCTAATGGACATGATGTTAGATATAACGTACAGCTTAGCACTACAGCTTTTGCGGATATTACAGTTGATGCAGTATCTAATTCTGGAGTACAAGCAGATACTTCATCTTTTAATTGGAATCACACAGTAACAGGTTCTGGTGCAAATAGAATGTTGGTAGTTTGTTTGCAATATCGTGATGCTGGTTCTGGTGAAATAGGTGCATCTGGTGTTACTTATAACAGTGATGCTATGACCCTGATGCACAGTAAACAGGATTATTCCACTAATGCTAGTGCTTATTTAAGATCGGAAATTTGGGGTTTAGTCAATCCAGATACAGGAAGTGCTTATGCTATTGCTGTGACTTGTAATGGAGCAAATAGTCACGCCACAGGTCAAGCAATTTCATTGTTAAATGTTCAACAATCAACGACAGAAAACGCTAATGCTGATGGTTTTCAACCAACAAACGATGTTAATGATCCATCTGTAGCTCCAACTTCTACTATACCTAATTCTATTTTTATTGATTCAGTTTATTCTTTAACTACTTACGATCAACTTACTGTTGGAACTGGACAAACAGTAATTTCTGCAAAAATGGCTCCAAATGCAGGTGGAGACGAGAGTGCTTCTTCTTACGAAATTGCTACTGCAAAAGGTGCCACCACGATGTCTTGGACAACCCCCGGAGCAGGTGCTGGAATGGATGCGTGGGTTTCATCAGCAGTTGCTTTAGCTCCAGTTGGAACATTTACTGATGTAGTTTCAGGTACGGATTTAGGATTTGCTAATCCAGATACAGGAGGAGATACAGACCCATTTAATTCAGGAGAAAATATACAATATACAGTCCAAGACGCTTTAACTGATATGACTACTTATTATTGGAGAGTTAGAGCAATAGACCCTAATGGAGGAAATCAATATGGAGCATGGACTACGGCGTATAGTTTTAACTTAAACACTGGAGGAGAACCACCTCCTACTGCTGGATCAGCAAATGCTTATATAACTACTAATCCATTTTTTTGGGGACCATAAATTTGTTGATAATCTATTGTTAAATAAGATATAATTATTCAGTTTCAAGTTTACAACTAGAGACACATTTGTGTCTTTTTTTTGTGAAGAAAGGAGGTGAATATATATGGCTATTAATTATGATCTAGCTTCAGAAGGTGGAATGAAAGTCTATGGTGATGGCGGTGAAGATACCGTTGGAGTTGTGCATTTCAAAAGTGCAGCTACTACTATTCCTGGACTTACAATTTCAAAATCAGTTAATGGATCTCCGACTATTGCAGCTCTTAGAGTTGCGGGTACATCGGCAGCTTCTGCAGCGGTTATTGGATTTGGTGGAGGATTTATATCAGTAACATCAATTCTTGGTATCGCGGCAACAGGAGCAGGTATTGGATTTGACTATGTTCTTCCAGTAGAAATAAATGGAGTACAACGAGGTATACCTTTAACCAGCTTGATAAGTTTACCAGGAGCAGCAACTTTCTAAAATGTGCTGACCTCCAGGTCATAAATAGCATATTTTAGATATGAGTTGGACATTACAAGATGTACAAAATCAAATAGCAAGCGAGATAGATCAATCTGAATCTATTATCGAAGGTGATACTGATTGGAATATTCGTCTTAATGCTATTAATCGTGCTTTGATTGATTACAAGGATTCTAATGATTGGGAATCTTTAAAAGTGGTGTTTGATGGAGTAATAAGCACTTCCACAGGAAATGCTTCATTAGTGTTACCAGCAGATTTCAATAAATTGGATAGTTATCCGAGAATAGTTTGGGATGGAACAACAATGGATGAGTTTCCTGCGGTTGATCCCTCAAAGAATACTTTTTATACAAGTTCGGATAAGTATGTAAATATATTGGAAAATAAGACCATGTATATTCATTCTAGTGGATTGGTATCTGGTGCATCCGTACAGTTTACTTACTACAAATCACCACAATCCTTAGCATCTGCAACAGATGTAATTATTGTTAATGATCCAACTTATTTGGTACAAAGATCTCTTTACTATATTTACAAGAGTAGAGAAGATGCCAGATTCCCAGAAGCTAAAATAGAAGCAGATAGAATACTTGGAAGAATGATGGAAAATGAAAACTCAATGGGGTTTGCTTATTTAGATAGAAACATTTCAAGTTATAACAATGAAAGAAGTAAATTTAGAATAGGTAGAGATGGTTAAACAATATGCCTAATTATGCGACAAAAGAAGTATCTTACAAACCACCTAAAACCCTACAACTTGATTGGGATAACTTTAAGGGTGGGTTAAATACACTTCTAAGACAAACTGAAATTAAGGACAACCAATTAGCCCAGGCTGACAACCTCAAACTAGTGGGTTTAGGTGTCCCCACAAAAAGAGAGGGTTCAGCAAATTATTTTATTACTGCACCTTCTGTTGCTACTGGTGTCCAAAGAGTGCGGGGTTTAAAGGGAGTTAAGTTTGCAAGTGGAGTTTCAGGTGTTAATGAGCTTTTGGCTTTATCAGATTGGGGATTGCTTGTTAAGAAGAACAGCACGAGTTATGTTCCAATCATGGGTGCATCATGGGCTTCTGGGTATAATGCTGAGATAGTCCAGCTTTTCAATAACGTTTATATAACAAATGGAGTAGATACTCTTAAAAAATATAGTGGTGTAACTATTTATGGATTTACTGAATTAAGTAGACCAACTGGATTACTTGCTACTAACATTTCTGGTGTATCAGGAACATTTACTAGATCATTTAGGGTGAGTGCTTTTAATGATGTAGGAGAAACATTGGCTTCAGATGCAGTATTAATATCAAATACTCCACAAGATTTAACACAAACAGTATTGAGGCTCAATTGGACAACTTCTTCTCCAGCATCTTCTGTTGCAGGTTATGGAGTATATGGATATAACTCTGGAGATGAAACATTAATAACGACACTTGGTGCTTCTTCATTACAGTATGACTATGTTGGTGCACCAGATCCATCTACTATAGCCAGTACACCTCTTGCTGACACAACATCTGGACCAATTGCTAAATACATTATTACCTTTAAAGATAAACTTGTTATGGGTAATCTAAATGGTTTTCCATCAAGAATAACTTGGAGTGGTGGAGGATCTAATATTGATAAATTTAATTGGAGATATGGTGGAGGGTATGTTGATATAGATAAAGATGCTGGTGATGAGATAAAGGGTCTGATAGAGTTTCAGGATTCTATTATCGTCTTCAAAGAAAGAAGTATATGGCAAGTTACATTAGCAGCATCAGGAGATATTGTGGTTCCTACAGTAAAAATGTTAATGAGGGGAATTGGATCAGTATCACATAGAACAATTAAACATGTAGAAAATGATGTGTTCTTTTTAACAAGAAAGGGTGTTTATGCTCTTGGTAATGAGGCAAACTATGTTGGAAATATTCTTAGGACAAATGAACTGTCTGCTAAGGTAAGACCACTGTTCCAGTCATTGACACCTTCACAATTGGAACAGTCTTGTGCAGTTTATCAAGATAATAAATACAGGATTGCTTACCCATCAACTCTTGCAGATAAAAATACGAGAGAAATTATTTATGATAGGGAAAGACTTGCTTGGATGGGACCAAATAGTTATCCTGCGGTTCCAGCTATTTATGAAGTTTATTATGATGGATCAAATAAAGAGAATTTAGTTTGGGGTGATGCTGATGATAACTATGTTACAGAAATGTCATCTGCTTATTCAAACGACAAGGGAGTTAAAATACAAACAATACTGTTAACAAAAAAAACAGCATTTAATAATCCGTTTAGATTTAAACAAGTTAAAAGATTATATTCTAATTGGAGAAATGTAATGGGTAGCCCATTTGTTAATATTATACTTGAAACTAGGCAGGGAGCAGTAGGAACAGCAGAATCTTTTAGTATTACAGCATCAGGGACAGGAACAGGTTGGGGTTTTGATAGATGGGGAAACATTAGATGGGGTTTGACTGCTGGTGCTGGAACATCTGAGGGTAGTTTAGATTTAGTTAGAAGAACAGCTGTTAATAAGGTTGGTAGGACTGTCCAAGTTGAAGTGACAACCACTGGTAACAATGATAAATATGAATTATTGTCGTTTCAATTATTAGCTCAAGAACTTGGTGAGGGAATCATACCAAGTTCATGGAATACGGCTTAGTTGAAACTTGTTGTGTTACAAAGTATAATTATTATGGTTCAAGATTGAATCTATGACCGCTACTATAGCGGTTTTTTTGTTATATGAGTGCAAACCTTCCACGTCCAAGTTCTGATGAGAACATTTCTACTACCCTTTCATCGGGTATTACAGACGTTGCTACTTCAATGGATGTTGGTGATGCTTCAAAGTTGGCTTTTCCATGTTACCTTGTAATAGATAGGGTTGATTCTGCTGGAACACTTAAAGCTACTTCACTCTGGGAATATGTAAAAGTAACAAACATTGCAGCAAACACATTAACAATAACAAGAGCACAAGGTGGTTCAACTAATCAAGCTCATTCAAGTGGTGCAGTTGTTGAAGCTGTCATAACGTCATCTCACTTTGAAGATTGGTATAACGCCTTGAACCCTGAACATGATTCTGCTGGTGGTCATGTGGTTGTAGGGACAATGACTGTGGCTGGTATGAATCTTGCTTCAGTAGCTACAATAGCAGCAGTTTCAATGTCTAGACTAGACGCCTCTAATGCAACAATTATTGGAGTTCCTATTGCTCCAGTATTTTCATTTGTAGGTACACTTTCTGGTGCAACTGTTTTTACTCAAACACCTCTAATTATGCCAAGAAGTGGTAGATGGCAATCAGCAACATTTTTAACACGAACAGTAGCTTCTGGAGTGTCAGCAATAGTTGATATTAATTTGAATGGTACTTCTATTTTTGATACTGTGGGTAGACCTATGATTGCAGCAGGTGGGACGTTTGTATCAACAGCTTCGATTAAAACACCAGCATTTACTAAAGGTGGAAAGTTAACCTGGGACTATGATGGTACTGGTGGGACAATAACTGACTTTAATATTCAGCTTATAAGTAACTAACATGTTTGATAAATTATGGTTTTTAAAATACCAAAAACTATTACTAAGATTTGCAAATTCTTTCATAGGAAGATATATTCTTGGGTTAAGAACCTCAAGCGTAAAAGGTAAGATACTTCAGATACTTCCAAATTCGATTACTTGGAAAGAGGGTAAGAAATTTAAGACAGAGTTTAGGACACACGATAAGTTTGGTAAAAGACTTTACTACGCTTTTAAACCGATATGGTACCTATTTCATCTATGGGATTTTGTATGGTATCCTAAGTTAAATTTGGGATTTGATTCGCTTACGACTTATCCGTCTGCTGGAGCTGTTTCACCTGTTGACGGGTATGTTACCAGATATGCAGTAAATGTGTCGTGGGCTTCTTTGATTGGTGGAACCGATGGCGAACTTACAGATACGTCAGAAAGTACATCTAATATGAACTATATTCAATCAACAACAACAAGTAATCAATACACACAATATGCTAGAGAGGTTGAATGTTTTAATACTTCTTCTTTAAGTTCTAGTGCAAATATTTCAGCAACTGTTCTTTCCTTATATGTTACAGCTCAAAGTAATGCTTTCGGGGGAACCTTAACACATCATATTGTAAGTGTAAGTTTAGCGAGTACGGATAATATTGTCGGTGGAGATTGGGATGGATTTGGAACAACCTCTTTTGCAAACATAACTAATGGTTCTTTTAATACACCTGCATATAATGATTTTAATTTAGATGCTAATGGTATTGCTAATGTAAATAAAACTGGGGTTTCACAATTTGGAGTAAGAGTAAACTGGGATTTGACTGGATCTTTCGGTGGAACTTGGACATCATCAAATACAGCCTATTTTACCGCTTATAGAGCTGATCAAACAGGCACGGCAAACGATCCAAAATTAGTAGTTACTTATACTTTACCAGGTGGAAGTTATGCTTATTTTATGTAACTGTTGATTTGTTGCATTGTAATAGTATAATTTAAGGTAGTTCAAAAGTTAGACTTTATGGACACCGAAAGGTGTCTTTTTTTATATATGACAGTTAATTTAAATCCATTATCAAAGAATTTTCTTACCTCTAGTCCTTATAATACTGTTTATTCTAACCCTATTAACAGTGTAAATGCTGTGAAAGCCACACCTTTACAAAGAACAGTAAAACCATTATCCACAAGTTCAACTACAGGACAAAATACAACTTCAGGTACAGTAAGTGGAGGTAGTGGAAATACAGGAACTTTTAACCAAGGCGTGGATGTTATAAATCAGAATGCTAATGAAGGAAACGATCTTATTGATCAAGATTATAATAATGCAATGAATGAACTTGCTGGTCAAGAAGAACTTCTTAATTCTACAAATCAACAAGCACAAGGGGAGCTTACAAATCAAGGACAAGAAGTTAACACACAACTTTCTAAGGAAAAAGCAACTAATGAATCTGGTGTACAAAGTCAACTATCTACTGGAGAAAAAAACTATACTTCTAACATTCAACAAGCTAGAGATATATTCAATCAAGTTCAACAGAAGAATGTTGCTGATTTAAGTGCGTTAGGTATTTCTTCATCATCTGTTGCTGAGGCTTTAGCAGAAAGACTTGGTGTTGAAACAGCAAGAAGGATAGCTGGTGCCACAGGAACTATAAATCTAAGGAACTTGCTAATATAAATAATTTCTTTCAAGAAAAAGCAACTGCTGTAACTAAATGGGTTGCAAATGAAAAGATGAAACTTCAGAATGTTCTTTTATCTGGACTTAATCAAATAAATACAGCAAGAAATCAGGCTACACAAGATAAATCTAGAGCAAGGTCTACACTTCTTTCTGATGTAAGAAGCCAAATATATAATCTTAATGTCCAACAACAACAATACCAACAGTCACTACAACAGTGGAAAGAACAACGTTCTGCTGCTTTAAGTCCATACCTTAATGAAAAATATGTTAGTGATTTTGTAGCTAATATAGCAAAATTGCAACAACAGTATTCTGGGTCTGGTCTTGCTCTTAGTGGATCGGTAGAACCATCACAAACAGGAGGGACAGGTTCTTATGCGATACAACCAAAAAAGACAACCGAAGATGATTTATATGAAAAATTAATCAGTCAATGATAATAAAATGAAATGTCATCAATTTTCCAAAAATACAGAGACATCCTTAGACAAAAAGTAGCCCAGGTGGCTTCTGGTCCTCGTCTAAATAATTTTGCTTCTTATACTTTACCTCAAGTTAAAGCACGAATAGCAAGTAGTCCATATTTAAACAGAGTTGCAAATAGAGCAACAAATAATCCATACGGTTCAACTCCTCTTTCTCCAACAGCGATAGGCCATGCAGTTCAGGGTACTCAATTTCTTAGTAATATTGCTAATCAGTATGCAAATAAACCAAATACTCCAGGTTTCTTAGATGATGTTGGGAGGATGACTGCAGGAACTACTTCTAAACTATTAAAGGTAGGTTCTTATCCATTAAAATTATCTCAGACAGGATCACAGAATATGGTTTCAGGATCACAGAATATAGTTTCAGGAACATTAAATAAAAATCTTGATCAAGGGTTGAAAGGTGCAGGTCAGTTGATTGGTGGTGCTGGTCAGTTAGTTGGTGGTGCAGGGGCTATTTATTATGGGGGTAAGACATTAGGTTCTGGTGGGGTTAAAGGAATTGCTAGTAGGGCTTTGCAAGGTGCAGGTCTTAACTTAGCGATAGGGACAGGGGCACAGCTTTTAACTGGTGGTGGATTACCAACCAAAGAACAAGCTAAAAAATATTTACAAAGTGGTGTGGAAAATTCTTGGACATTAGCTTTTACTGGTGGATTAACAGACAAAGTATTAAGTAAATTTGCACCAACACTCGTTGGAAATGCTATTACTACACCGTTTAGAAATGGAGAAGTAGCCCAAGGATTAAAACAAGTTTTTATGAGGGCATTAGCAGAAGTACCAGCAGAGAATACTGCATTTACTTGGCTTAATAGATTAGATGAACCCTCCAAAAGAACATTTATGGAAGATTGGATGTTGTCACTTCCAGGAAGCGTAACCCAAAATTTAATTTCAGCAGCAGGACAAGGAAGTTTTGAAATACTTAGAAATAAGGAATCAAGAAAAGCTGTTTCTGATGTTCTACAAGAAACTATAAGAAAATGGAACACTCCAGTAACTACAATGAAATTAGATGCTAGTGGTAAACGTATAAAAATGCCTATGTGGAAATATGAATGGAAGAAAAATCAACCAGGAGGGTTAACCACTAAAGACATAAACGAATTATCGATTGAAGATTATGCAAAACAAAAGGGTATAACCGTTAAAGAGGCAGAAGCAGAATTTAAACAGAAAATTGAAAGTCCACCTATAAGCAAAGTTAAATCGAGAATGGACTTGACAGAAACAGGTAAGCAGACTGTTGACAATGCTTACTTAAAAATTAAGAATGAAATGGAAAAAATTGCTGGTAGACCTATCACTCATAAAGAAGTGCTGAAGATGGCACAAGCAACCCAAAGTAATTTAATTAAGACACTTGGTAGAAATGAAACTCTTAAGCAAGAAGCATCACTTGTTAAACTAGGTCAGGAAATAAACGAACTGGCTAATACTGGTACTGTTACTGAAGAAATGGTTAAAAAACTTAAACAATACGTAACATCTGGTACTAATACCGCAAGGCTACTTGAAATAAGAAAACAACAATTAGAACCTACTACACCACAAGGTAGGATGATAACCCAATACCTTGAAAACATCCTAAAGGTTAACAACGATTTAAATGGTGTATTAAAGGCTTCCAAGGGAGTTAATTGGGATGATGCTGAAAGTGTTGGTAAGTTTTATAGGCAATTTGTACAACCCAGTTTAGAGGATTGGGCAGACAAGGTTAGGTACAACGCAATGTTATCTAGCCCAAAGACACAGATTGTTAATATAAGTTCAAACTTACAAGGGACTGGTATGCTGTATCCAATTCAGAAGGAAGTAGAGGGAATTGTTGATATATTCCACTCTGCTCTTACAGGTTCTGATAGGACGAGGTATTTAGGTGAAGGAATTGAATATGCGAAGGGATATTATGGGAACATAGGTTCTGCATGGAATGATTTTGTTTCTACTGTTAAAAGAAATAATATTTCAGAGAACCCTGATTTTAGGAATATTCCATTAGCAGAAAAAGGTACGGGTTTAAGATTGTGGGATGATATTCTTTCAAGTCCAGGTTTAGCACTAGAAGCTTTTGACAAGTTCTTTAGGAATCTTACAGAAACAGGGTTAGAACGTTCTTCAGCATATAGAACAGAAGCTAGTGGAGGTAAAATTCCTATGTCTTCTTCTAATGAAATAACTGCTAAAGCTGAAAAACTTCTATTTAGAGCACCTCTTGATACTAAGGGAGAAGGAGTTGTTTCAGATACTTTAACAGCAGGAGCTAGGTGGGTGGCACAAGCAAGATACAGTAAAAATAAATATTTTAGATATTTAGCAAAAATGACGTTTCCTTTTATTAATATAGGAACCAATCTTGCTAAAGCAGGAGTAGAAGGTAATCCTGTTCTTGGTACTGCTAACTTAGTAGGTAACAAGGAAAAAACTGAAGCAGTTGCTAAACTTGTAATGGGTGGAGTGTTTACTGCAATTGGTTCTGCTATGGCTTTAGGAGGTAAGTTAACAGGACAAGCTCCTACGGATCCCACTAAAAAGAAAGCTTTCTATGACGCCAATATGAAACCTTGGTCTGTTAAGGTCGGAGATAACTGGATCAGTTATGACAAGTTACATCCATTAATAGCTTTTCAACTTGCTACTGCTGCTAGTATTGCAGAAAGATTAAAAAATGGAAGTATAACTGATGATTCTGCTGAAAAGATTATGGGTGGATTAGCAAATGGACTTCGTTTCTTTGCTGATCAGACTTATTTTAGGAACTTATCAGACTTCGTTGATCTTGTTCAAGGTAACTCATTATCTCCATCAAGAATGATAGCAAATTATCCTTCACAATTTATACCTTTTAGAGCATTAATGGGTTGGGCAACAAGATTAGTTGATAAATATCAGAGACAACCTGATACCAACTCAGGATTAGTAACACAAGTAGTGCAAAATATAACATCACAAATACCAGGATTATCTACAACCGTACCCAAAAGACTAAACACCTTTGGTATGCCTGTAGAAAACCAGAACAGATTAGCTAATGCTTTCTTACCAGTAAATGTTTCTACTGAAAACAAAGCATTCAGAAACATATATGAACTTAGGAGTTCTAACTATCAATACAACCAACTCAAAAAACAACTTGATACTTTTATCGAACAGGGAAATAAAGAAGGTG